GGGAAGATGATTGAGTGGATTGATATTGATCCTGAACTCAGAGCTTTTACTGACGATAAGTGGAAGCCGTGTGCTGCCGTTGGCAAATTTGATCGCTACGCCGACCGCGTCAAACCTGAGCCGAAGGTGGATGTTCACGAGGTGCAGCTTTTTAATGATTGGTATGGACGGCACCGCATCACCTTCAACCTGATCGACGGCAAGCCTGACTGTGCTAGCGTTAAGATGGAGCCTCTCGCATGACCAAGATGGTTTTTCCATACATCATGACTGTGATATGTCTGTGCGCCGCCATCTATGGATGGTCTAACAGTCTTTCTGGATGGGGATGGTGGCTTCTTGGCATGGTTCTTCTTTATCCGACTAGCAACAAAAGTGATCGTAAATGAACTACAAAGACCGCACCTTCTGCGATAGCGACTGCATCAACACGCATTGCTTTCGCAACTTTTCAGACGATGAACGGCGTGGCGCCCGCATGTGGTGGTCACATGATCCTGACAACGCGCCGATTGCGTTTACGGATTTTTCCAAGGAATGCGAGGCATATGTGAAATGATCCACAACCTTACAGGCAAGAAAGACGCTGAACGTGTTCTGCGGAATATGGTTCTGGGCATTGACGGTATCTCTCAAGTGCAGCAAGGCGACGTAATCGTGTATTGGACGGGCGATTTCAGCGATGAAGTCGGATGCAAGCCAATTGGCCGTGGGGCGCGGTTACTTGCTGAGTTTGACCGTGTTCGATTGGTTCAGCGCAAGGTATCGGATCGGATGACGGACGCGGGGCCGATTGGCGTGTTTGAATATATGGCGGTGGTGCGGTGATGGATATGAGAGACGATGCGGTGGATGCACTAGAAGATGCCATTGAGATGGTTGAACTATCTGCGCGATCAGAATATTGTTGTGATGCATGTCGGGCTGTTGGTATGTGGCACTGCTCTGACCCTGAAAATTGCGGAGGCATGAAGCGGATCACATTACTTTGTAGGTGTGGTGACCTATGGTGTAAGGCGTGCTTCCCACCCTACGATTGACACACAACACCTAGCGGGGTATATCTTGTGCCCCGCTATTTCTATTGGAGGATCGAGTGAAACTGAAATTCAAACGGCTGTCATCGGATGCCGTAATCCCAAAGTATGCTACAGACGGAGCGGCTTGTTTTGATCTTGTGGCGACCGCAAGAGATATTGATGGCAACACATGCACTTACCGAACAGAGTTGGCGTTTGAAATCCCGAAAGGCCATGTTCTTATGATCTACAGCCGCAGCGGGCACGGGTTTAAGGAAGCTCTTCGACTTTCTAACTGTGTAGGCGTTATTGACGCTGATTATCGTGGGGAAGTTAAAGTGAAGTTGCAAGCGGATGGTATGCGCCCATACTGGCCGCGCGTTGGTGATCGAGTTGCGCAGGCTATGCTGGTCAAGCTGCCTGCGGTGGAGTTTGAAGAGGTGGAAGAATTGACTGAGACGAAACGCGGACAAAGTGGTTTTGGGAGCACTGGGGTATGACAACTTGGAGAAGCAACGCTAACCCTGTATTCCGCAGCAAGTTTTCAGAGGATATTTTCCAAGCGAAATATGCCCATGAAGGGTGCGAAACGTGGGATAAACTGGCGCGCGTTCTAGCGCATGACGTGTGCGGAGATGTGCTTCCGCCTGATACGGTTGATGCGATTTCGGATGCGATTGCAGAGATGAAATTCATCCCGGGCGGGCGATATTTGTATTACGCAGGCCGTCCTAACAAGTTCTTCAACAACTGCTTTTTGTTGAAGGCTGAGGAAGATAGCCGTGAGGATTGGGCAAATCTGTCTTGGAAGGCCGAAAGCTGCCTTATGACTGGAGGCGGAATTGGCGTTGATTACTCTATTTACCGTGAGGAAGGTTCGCCGATTGCTCGGACAGGTGGTCAGGCATCTGGCCCGATCCCGAAGATGAACATGATTAACGAGATTGGTCGTCGCGTCATGCAGGGCGGGTCACGCCGCAGCGCTATTTACGCAAGTCTTAATCACGCGCATAATGATGTTCACAAATTCCTTGCGGCTAAGGACTGGTCATCAATGCCAGTTGGAAGCACTGGTTTTACATATGCTGACGTGAAGCAGCAAGACTTCAATTTCCCTGCACCGCTTGATATGACGAATATCAGCGTAAACTACGATACGTCTTGGCTACTGAACTACATGCAGACTGGCGATGTTGGAGATGTTTTCCGAGAGAATGTGCGGCAGGCTCTCAAGACTGCAGAGCCGGGGTTTAGCTTCAATTTCTTTGACAAGGAAAATGAAACGCTGCGTAATGCTTGCACCGAAGTCACCAGCGAAGATGATAGCGATGTGTGTAACCTTGGCAGCTTGAATATGGGCCGGATTGAGACGATTGCGGAATTTTCGCAGATTGTCGAACTTGCAACCATGTTTCTGATCTGTGGAACGCTTAAGGCTAAACTGCCTTATGATAAGATTTACAAGACGCGCGAGAAAAACCGCCGCCTTGGCCTTGGCATTATGGGTGTGCATGAATGGCTTATCAAGCGTGGTTATCGCTATGAAGTGACGCCAGAATTTCACAACTGGCTTTCGGTTTATCGTGGTGTAAGTGATACGACTAGTCGGAAGTTTGCGGATGAACTTAGTATCAGCCGTCCGGTTGCTAACCGTGCCATTGCACCAACTGGCAGCATTGGTATTCTTGCTGGCACTAGCACAGGCATTGAACCAATCTTTGCGGTTGCTTATAAGCGCCGGTATCTGAAAAACGGCACTGAATGGCATTATCAGTATGTGGTTGACAGCGCGGCACAGGAGTTGATTAGCCTTTATGGCGCCGATCCTGACAATGTGGAGAGCGCCATTGATCTTGCGGAAGATTACGAGCGCCGGATCAAGTTTCAGGCTGACGTGCAGGATTATGTTGATATGTCGATTTCCAGCACAATCAACCTGCCATCATGGGGTAGCGATCTGAACAGCGAAGATACTGTTGCAGACTTTACCAACACGCTTGCCAAGTATGCGCATCGCCTTCGCGGGTTTACCTGCTATCCTGATGGGGCGCGAGGTGGTCAGCCATTGACTTCTGTGCCGTATAGCGAAGCGCGCGATAAGCTTGGGCAAGAGTTTCTTGAAAGTGTCGCAAGCCATGATGTGTGCGATCTGAGAGGCGGCGGTTCCTGCGGGGTGTGAAATAACGCTTGACATAACAGACGCGCCCTCTATCATGGAGGGTGTAGTCATATGGAGGTTGTAGTGTATACTTTTGTGGAAGATAGCATCTTAGCTGGAATGAGGCGCATTGGCGGTCACTATTGTGGAACTTGGCGTGGTAAATATAAGATGGTTTCATCTTGGATCGACACCGATAATAAGGTTTGGTCTGAACCTTACCATCTCTACACTTATGACGTTGATGGATTACAATATGACATGCATCATGCGCCAAGCTTCTCACAATTTCCGCTTGACACACCACATAAGCCTGCCCTATAGTCTGGGCAGGCTTTATCCTTGGAGGGATTATGAATGACCGACACGAGCAAAGAGGCGCTGGATCGCCTCGAAAACGATCTGTTTGACAGCGATGCCGCATCAGCACTGACGAACAAAGCTGCTCGCACCATAGCCGCCCTGCGCCAGCAACTGCACGAGGCTCAGGAAGACCTCAACGCCGAAGAAATGCGCGGCAACGCCGAACGTCAAGCCCTGCGCGCCGAGAATGACGCCCTGCGCGCTGCCAAATGGGATGTGCAGCACACCGACACCATGAATGACATGGTGTTGCTCGGGATTGATCGTGACGAGTGGATGCGCCGTGCCGAATGCGCCGAGGCGCAGATCGCAGCGGCAGAGGCGGCGGCGTATGAGATGGTATTATCTAAGCTTAAATCAGAAGCTGTTGAATATGCTGATCTTGCGCAAGAACAATACCGAAAAGGCATTGAGTTTTGGCTGGAAAACGAAAGGATTAGTAAGCAGATTGTTAGAATTTCTAACGATATCCGCGCCCTCATCACTCCCGAAGCCGCCAGCGCCCTTGCCGCCCGAGAGGCCGCAGCGCACCGCGCGGGTAAGCTGGAAGGGCTGCGTGAGGCGGCAGCCATGTGCGCGCCCGCGGCAAACTCAAAATGCGGCCTGTGGGCGCAGAGGCTCGCTAAGCTGCGTGCCGCCATCCTCGCGCGGGCCGAACGCATCGAGAAGGGGGTGGAGTGATGGAAAAGATTACACCGGCAATTTGCGTAATTTGCATCAGCGTTATGGCTTTACTTATTTATGAACATGACGAGCAAAGTAAACACTATCACGACCTATGGAAATCTTGTGAGGCCACCAAATGACCCCAACCGAACAGATCGCCGCGCTGACCGAGGCGCTGCGTAAAATCGCAGACGGGAACCCTACTTGCGACAATCCAGAGGCCGATGCCCAGAATAGTGCATCTATCGCCAGCGCCACCCTCGCCGCCGTGCAGGCCCCGGCTGAGGTGGAGCCGGTGGCCGTGACGGTAAAGCCGCTGCACTTCGAATGGTTCAAGGATGCTGACAGCCCAAACCAGACAACATGGCGCTGCAAGGGCGATGGATACTTCGCCTACGTTCTCATTCCATACGACCTCGGCAATAACCCAGCAATCGGCGCAGGGAAGTGGAACGCAAACCCGAACCACCGTGGCCGAATGGGGTTCGACACGCGCGAAGCTGCTATGGCCTACTGCGAGGAAACAATCCGGCGGCAGGCCGCGTCGGAGGTGAAAGACGCCATCGCAAAGCTGGCGATGTGGTCAGACCCGGCCACGCCCGCTGCCCCGACCGTTCAGGACGCGGCGCGTGTGCCGGAGATCGCGGCGCTGATTGAGGCGGCCAAGCATCACGCGGAAACGCTAGAGCGACACGGGCTTTCTGGCGGACCAGTCGCAGACATTCGCTCCGCCCTCCACGCCATCACCCAAAATGGAGAAACCAAAATGACAACTGATCAAGCGATGATCTGGAATTCAGCTATTGACGCGGCGTTGCAGGCGTATAAACAAGGCTACGGCGGCATTGCACAACTCAAGAAGCGCTTTGTCGTGATAGTTGAACATGTCGGAACGACGACGAAACAGGATGTGCAGGTGGAAGAATGAATTGGCCTCAAATTGTCGTGATTGTGCTGTTTGCAGTAGCGTTTGTAGTTAGCGCACTGCAACACGGGCAAACATCAAAGATTTCAATGTGGGTTACTAGTTTCCGGGTTGCGCTATGGGCAACTGTTCTTCACTTCGGGGGGTTCTGGTAATGAGCCAAATCCGAGTAACATTCGAGGATGTGCTAGGCGATGATCTGTCGCCCGTGAAAGACGCCAAGGTCAGCTTTGACAATGATGATACCGTTGAACCGGAAGACTGGCATGACGTATCCGTTGGCAACTTTCACCGCCAACAACCAATCCTGACCAAAAAACAACGCGGGCTTATCAAATACCTCGTGCGTGGTATGCCAACTTCGGAATACGATGATCTGGTGAACGCGCTACTGACTACAGATGACCCACATCGCATCAAGTCGTTGTTGTGGCGGTTTCGCAAAACCCCGATCCACGCCGCACCGTTTGGGCATTGCTATCTGAAATTCACGATTGAAGCCCCTGTTTTCGTGGCGCGGCAACTCGTGAAACACAAGTTCCTGCGCATGAGTGAGGTCAGCCGCCGTTATGTCAGCGGTAAGCCTGAATACTATGTGCCGGACAATTGGGCCAGCATTGCGGCGCAGGTGAAGCAAGGCGCTGGTGAGCCACTGCAAGGCGATGCCAATGACGGGGCCATGACGTTGGCATATCACGCGATTGACACGAGCGACCGAATTTATCAGCACATGCTGAAAACGGTTGCACCAGAGGAGGCCCGCATGGTATTGCCATTGTGCCACATGACGCGCTGGCGGTGGAGCGGTTCTCTGGATGCTATGATGGATATGTGTGTGCTGCGTCTGGATGATCATGCGCAGTCGCAAAGCAGAGAAGTCGCGCGCCAGATCGGCGAGTATGTGAAGCAACTGTTCCCGCAATCGTGGGCAAGCTATGTGGAGGGGGATGTGTGATGAAAGTTACCATGCAAGAATGGACGCAAGAATGCGGTGATGGATGCTGCTACGATTATGGCGTGACGCTGACTGTGGATGGTGTTATGGTTGATCACCATTTCGCATCGTACGAAGATGCGCTAACGCATGTGCTTGAAACGCTTGGTCATGAAGTTGTTATTGAATATGAGGGTGATGTGTGATGTGGCTGTTGCTGTTTTGGGTGGCCTGTAGCGTAGTATCATGGTTTATCTATGCATCACTGTGGCGCAGAAGTTTTGACATAACTATTGGTGATGCCATTATTCTTGCTATGCTATCGTCAATTGGTCCAATATCATTGATTGCTGCATGTCTTAGCGCTGCGGTCATGATTATGATGGATTTGAAAACACCTGTTTTGTGGAGGAAAAAATGAACTACTGGCAACAAGTATTCGCAGAATGGCACAAGTCTACTATGAATGGCGGCGTGATTTCGTTTATTGCGGTATGGATTTTGGTTATGTTTGGGCCTAATATTCTACCAGACAGCGTTGTTATGTTTTTGCTTTGTTTTATCATCGCATGGCTACCGATGCTTCTTGTCCTTGACATGCTTTATGTCGCAGTTATGAGAGTGCTTGAGGAATGAAGCCAGAGAAAGAAACCGCACGGATTGTCTTGTATAAAGATGAAAGCATAAACACCCCATCGCGTCTTATGCTTGGCGTTAAGGTTGACGAAAGGCTCTATGCGATTGAAGGCGTGTTGCCGGGATTTTACTTGGACGCGTCCGCGATTGACGACTTTTCCAACGTTAACGCATCATTCTGCATCTACGACTTGGAGACTGTGAAATGACCCCGCAACAACTTATGGACCTTCCCGGCGCTGGAAAAGCGGAGGCGTGGCTGCGCAAGAATGGGAAGTGGCGGTTGACGCCGGAGGAAAAGTCAGGTAAGCGCATGGAGCGACTTATTGACGCTATCGAACGTGCTGAAAGTGCTATCTCAGATGCAGAAGATGAAATAAGCCGAGTAAGTAAATTTGCTATTGAGATCGCGAATATGGAGAACCACGAATGAAACTGACCATCGAAAAATCTCACCTAACCGCGCTACTGTCCAAGCTGATCGGCGCAGTTGAAAAGCGCACCACGATACCAGTTCTTAGCCATGTGGCGCTATATGCGGATGGCGACACGCTGACCGGGCGCGCAACGAACCTTGATATTGAGGTTTCCACCGACGTTCCGGCGACCATCGACGCGGCAGGATCAACCACGGTTCCAGCTTCGCTGCTGTTCACAGTGGCGAACAAAATGCCGAATGGTTCGCTTATCACCATGGAACTCAAGCGCGACCTCATGCACGTTTCGGCTGGCAAGACCAAGTTTGACCTGCCGACCATGCCGATTGAGGACTTCCCAGAGATTGCCAGCACGGAATACACGGCTGAGTTTACCATTCCGGCGTTTGAACTGCACCGGGTTATTGATCTGACCAGCAAGAGCCAGTCCAACGAAGAAACCCGCTACTACCTGAACGGCACATATCTGCATCACCACAAATGCCGGATGCGTGGCGTCTCGACCGATGGGCACCGGCTTGCGCAGATTGACGGGCCGGAAGTTGAGGAGTTTCCCGGCGTCATTATTCCGTCCAAGACATGTTCTGAGGTCATCAAGCTTCTGGATGCTGGTGATGTGACGATTGCTATTTCTGACACCAAGATCAGTTTTACCACTGGCAAGACGGTGTTTGTGAGCAAGGTCATTGACGGCGTGTTCCCGGCCTATGAGCGCGTCATTCCGGCGAACAATGGCAATCACGTTGTGGCCGATGCAGGGCTTATCAAGGCCGCTTCTGACCGCGTTGCAGCCATTGCTGACAACCGGACTAACGGCGTTCGCGTGCAGGTCTCAGACTGCGCTATGAGGCTGTCTGTGCAGACTAGCGCAGGAACGGCCTCGGAGGATGAGGTTGAGGTTGACCATGACGGCGCTGCGATTGATACGGGCTTCAACAGCAAGTATCTTGCGGAGGTGCTGACCAACTGCAAAGGCCAAGACGTGCGTTTGGAATTTGGCACGTCCAGCGATCCTGTGATTATCCGCCCGATGGATGATGACGGCGCGGTGTATGTTGTCATGCCGATGCGAGTGTAAAAAGAGAAGGCCCGGCTAACAACCGGGCCTTTGGTTTAACGACCATATCAGCGCAACAATCGCATTAAACTGCGCAGTTTATGGCTTATCAGCCAAACGAGCCGCAGCCTCACCGGCAAGAGAGGCATAGGCTGCACCGTCCACAAAGCTATCCGCCCGATATGCGCCTTGGTTAGATCTAACCATTTTCAGCAACTCCATGAACTGCCATCCTTGTTGCTCCGACATGGTGATGCCAGTAACCGCCTTGAACGCTGCAACGCAGGCACCCATAGACCGCTCACCTTCCGGCTTGTCATATGTCGAAGCTCGTTCCTTCATTTCAGACACAGCTTGCGCAAGGAAGTCAGCGGACTTTACTGGATTGGCTCTAACTACGGAAGAGTAAGTCACTTCCCACCATTCAGGCTTACGGCACCCATCCTTCGGCTTAGGCGGAGGTGGCGTGGTGGGTGCAGATGCAATGGGCCTTCCATGTGTTTCCTCCATCCATGGATCAAAAAAACACTTTGGGCAATTTCCGCTTTGACTGTAGCTGATACCATGTTTTAGACAGTTGGATTGCATCATTTCCGCACCTCAACCTCAACATTCAGCACAAACCCATACGTATCAGCGATTTCACCGGCTTGGCGCAAAAACTCTTTCATAGTGGCAATATCTTCCTTCATCTTATCGCGCCATTCCTGCGTCAGATACCACTTCAAGTGATCCGGCCAGTCAATTTCAACGCCCGTAATCTCAACCATCATTCCCTCCATAGCCCATCATGGGCGGTTAGAACCAGTCCCTTTTTATCATGAAACACCATCGCTTGCAATGCCCGACGCGGCGCGAAGCCAGCCCCGTATGCGTCAGGAGGGCAGAACGCGCGCATGGAGTGCCATTTGATCCCGGGAAAGTCTTTGATGCTATCGTGGTGCACATGCCCTGTAAACACATGCCTGTCGCGCGTGTCAGACCAGAACGGGCATACGTCTGCAATCATCATAGCCAGCCGCTGCGGGGGCGCATTATCCCCATGATGTGCTGCGATCAGGCTGTTACCATGCTGCACCATCAACAGATCACGCGGCGACTTATCGACCGTCACGCCGCTTGCGTTGCGATACCGTTCTGCAAGCGCGAATGTCAGGACCATATGCGAATGATGGTCGTGATTTCCCCGTAGCACCCGCACAGTCACGTTAGAATGTCTCTGTATCAGATGCTCCACCATCCAGCACAGCGCGGAAATCGTATCACTCAGCACCTTGTAATAGCGCCCGTCCGCATCCAACTTGTGCTTGCTTTGCGGTGTCTCGTTCCGGCTATCGTCGATGTGTAGCGTATCCCCACCAAGGATCAGAAGCGCAGGCCCGCCGCGTGGTGTCAGAATATCCAGATTACCGAAGGCATCCCGCACATCATCGGCCATATGCCCGAGGTCGTAATCCTGTCCGCCAGTCTCTTTCCCCCAAGCGAACATGCCGGAATGGAGGTCAAACACTGGATATACCGTCAACAGGCTACTGCGATCATATTCCACCGCAGCGGCGGGTGGCTCGTATGCCGGAATATCCTTGAACGCATCCGCAATATCTTCCAGCCAGTTATCCTGCGGCGCGCCCTTTGGCGTCTGATAGTAGACTGAGTGCGTATCAGTCTTGACCCAATAAGAATGAGGCAGCGAGGTTGCCCCCACTGCCTGCATAGCGTTCAGCGCCGAAGGATCGGCTTCGTTAATCTGCTTCGCTTTTTCGATCCACCTGCGGGCCTGACGAATGGTGATTGACAGCGACGAGGCTACTTTCGCTGTTGTCATACCACCTTGCCGCAAACTCAGCGCTTTCTGATAGTCCGCCATAAAACCCTCCAAGGCTTTGCATAATCTCGCAAAACCCTAGCGTAGAAATGGCCTCATCGCAACGCGGCGCGTCTGGCTCGAAAGCGTCAATGTCATGCTGTGAGATCACAAATTAGGCCCCTCTTTTACCGGATCATAACCCCAATCAACGCCGCTTGCCATCATGCATGAAATACCATTGGGCAGCGTGACAAACGCCGTCCAGCTTTTCTCGCCAGACCAGAACTCAACCACAGCGCCACTATCCGTGACGCCATAGCCCTTCCGTTCCTCGCCATAGTCATTGGTAAGCCGCTCATATGCTTCCGGCGTTGGCAGGCACTTCTCCGCTGCCGCCGCAGGAACCGCTAAGCATGTTGCGGTAATAGCCAGTGTTGCTAGTTTCATTTTGCTTCTCCGTTGGTGATAGGTGGCGCAGGAAGTGGCATCCAGTGGGTTGGCTTGAAATCAGTGTCATGGTCCCATGATACCACAAGCCCTAGGTATTTGTCATAGTGCATGACCACAATGCACCAATCATATGCCCACCCCCAATGCTCAGCTGTCAGGAATTTACTTCCATCCCGTGGAGCAGTCTCAATCGGCATCCATTCCATCACTTATACCCTTCCTCTCCGGTCATCAGACCATTATCCACCAAGAATTTCCGTTGTTTTGACTTCATCCAATAGTCTTTCCAGTGCTCGTCATCATCGGACGTCTTGCCAT